CCTGCCGGATCTGCACAGCCCGACCAATGAAGGCGTCAGCTTGTGGGATTGACCCGGGGGGAGGCCTTCGCCGGCGCCGCGCCGCGTTACGCGTAACGACACCTTGTTTTCTGGCCGCCTTGTGCGGGTATTTTATTGGAAAAAACCATGACTCCGATGTTTCGCATTGTCGCCGATGGGGCCGACGTCACGGCCAAGATCAACGATCGGCTGTTGTTGCTGCGCACCTCTGACAAGCCGGGCATGGAGTCCGACGAGTTTGAGTTGCGCATCGACGACCGTGATGGGGAAGTGCAATTGCCACGGCGCGGCAGCTCAATCGAGGTTTACCTGGGCTATGCCGAAACGACCTTGGCGCGCATGGGCAGTTACACCGTGGACACGGTCGAGGTATCAGGCCCACCGGATACCATCGTGATCAAGGGCAAGGCCAGCGACGTACGTGGCAGTGGCAAGACGATCCGTAGCGGGAGCTGGGAAGACGTGCCGCTGTCGAAGATCGTGGCTGACGTCGCGGCGCGCAATGGCTGGACGCCGGTGTGCCCGGTGTCGACCAAGGTTGCTCGGGTCGACCAGCTCAACGAGTCCGATTTTAATTTCATCACCCGCCTGGCCAAGCAATACGACTGCACGGCCAAGGTCGCCGACGGCAAGCTGTTGGTGATGCCGCGCCAAGGTGGCCAGACGGCGAGCGGCAAAGCATTCGGCGCCATCACGCTGACTCGCCGCGATCTCAGTCGCTGGCAATTCAGTCTTGGAGATCGCAATTCGCACAAGGCGGTGGCCACCAAGCATCAGGACAAAAAGAACGGCAAGCTCGCGGTGGTTACCATCGACAACGATGACGCGCCGGACGGATTGCCGGCAGTGCATACCGACCGCCATATCTACCCAAACAAGACCGCTGCTGAAGCGGCGGCAAAGGCCCGTCTGTCCGCGTTCAACCGCTCGACCGCCGATGTTCGGCTTGAGATGCCCGGCCGGACGGACATCTTCGCCGAGCGTCCCATCATCGCTCAGGGTTTCAAGGTCGGGCTTGATGGTGAATACCTGGCGGATTCGGTTGAGCAGGTATTCACCCAGTCCGGATGGTCCACTACGGTCGAATGCAATGCCGGCAAAACCGGTAAATCCAAGGGCAAGAAAAAGAAAGGGCCGAAACCACCCCTCAAGGTTGTGAACATCGAGAAGCAATAGCCGCCCCCCATCGCCGCCTGAGTGCGGTTTTTTTATGTCTGGAGTTTGTATGTCTATCACTGAGCAACAGCTGCAAAGCATCATGCCCAACGCCCGCCGCCAAGCGGGCGTTTTTGTATCCGCCCTGAACACCGCCATGAAGCATTACCAGATCGTCGGGCCCAAACGCGCGGCCGCGTTCCTCGCACAAATCGGGCATGAGTCCGGCCAGTTGCGCTACGTCCGTGAGATCTGGGGGCCGACCGCCGTTCAGCGTGGGTACGAGGGCCGGGCAGACCTGGGCAACACCGTGCCGGGTGACGGCCGGAAGTATTGCGGACGCGGCCTGGTCCAGATCACCGGCCGGGCGAACTACGCCAAGTGCGGCGAAGCGCTGGGCCTTGACCTGATCAGCCATCCCGAGCTGCTCGAACTGCCGCAGCATGCCGCGATGTCGGCGGCGTGGTTTTGGAAGCAGAAGGGGCTGAATGATTTGGCCGATCGGGACGAGTTCAACACCATCACTCGGCGAGTTAATGGCGGGCTGAACGGCTTGGCGGATCGTCTGGCGCTCTGGAAGAAGGCGCGCGAGGTGCTGGCGTGATCGTGCCGTGGCGGTTGATCGGCGTGCTGGCTCTGGTGCTCGCCGGCTTCGGCGGCGCCTGGCACATTCAGGACTGGCGCTACGGCCGGCAGATCGCCGAGCAGGCCTTGCTCAACGGCGAGACGCTGAACGAACTTGCCACGGCCGGCGCCGAGGCGCAGAAGGCCGAGCAGGACAAGCGACTTGCGCTCGAACAAAAGCTGGCAGCCAGTGAGCAAACCCATTACAGGAAATTGAGTGATGCCCAACGTGACCAGAATCGCCTGCGCGATCGCCTTGCCACTGCTGATCTGCGGCTGTCAGTCCTCATCGACGCGGATTCAGCCGGTAGCAGTGACGTGCCAAAAGCCTCCGGCGCCGGCGGCGTGGATCATGCAGCCGTACGAGCCCGACTTGACGCGGCGCATGCTCAACGAATTATCGCCATCACCGACACCGGTGACCGCGGACTGATCGCGCTGCAGGCGTGCCAGGACTATGTGCGAAACTTGCAACATTGATGGCCCTCCGCCACGCTTGCAGGGCCTTTGGTCTTGAACCATCATTCCTTTTTGATGATGGCGATATGTACGTGGACAAGCGACTCGCAGGGCTTTCGTTTTTGATGACCCTCGTTTGGGTTACGGTCGTCCTGGCGGTGATGTATTGGATGTCGCAGTGAATACAAAGGGTGAATCGTTGTGGAAGGCGTAGTGATGGGCGACAAAATGCAGCGAGAGGCCGATCGCCTGCTGGCGCAGATCGTCCGGACGGATTCGATGATCACGGCGGTAAAGGCGGGAGCACGGGCAGAAGGCTTCGTGCTTGGGCTGGAAACCGCCGGCGCCCTGCGCGCTGGCGATGCTGAAAGGCTCTATATCATTTTCGAATCTGCGCTGGTGGAGCACCTGAAGACACTTTCTCAGCATTAAATCATTCAGCTTTTTCATCAATCGGATTGATCAATCCGCTTTGTTGATTGCGTACATTGCCCACGGCGCGATCGACCTTGAACCATTCGAAAGCCTCTGATGGCTCGCCCTCATGCAGCACCATCTGTTCGGCGCGCTCTTTGGGCGTGGCTGGGTCCAACCATTCCCGCGCTAGCTCTGGCGGAAGAGCGACCGGGCGGCGGTCGTGGATGTCGACCATGCCGCCGGCGCTGTCGGCGGTGATGATTACAAAGCCGTCGTGCTCGCCGGGGCCGTGCTCTTCGTTCGGGTACTGGCCGATCGCGGCGCAGAGGATCGGGGACTGGTCGCGATGCCTGATCAGGTAGGGCTGCTTCTTCGGCCCACCTTCGTCTACCCACTCGAACCAGTTGTTGATCGCGATGATTGCCCGGTGCGGCCAGATCGCGCGAAAGAAAGGGCCATGGGCGACTTTCTCGACGCGTGCATTGATTGGCGCGGCTCGGTCTTTTGCCCAATGCGGTCGCCATCCCCAGCGGACCATATCTGCATGCAGAAACTCGCCTTCCTGATGGAAGAGGGCGAGCTGAGTGGTTGGCGCGGCGTTGTACCGCTCAAAGGGTTGCTCGCCGGTCGAGTTGATGAGCGCGTTCGGCATGCTGAGCGCCGCCACGAAGTCGTGAATGCCGCTGTACTGGGAAAGTCGTCCGCACATTGCCATGCCCTCGGCTGGATCTGATTCAGCGTAGACCCATAAGGGAAGGCTTCGTCACAAACCTTTTTCGGCGCAGCATTCGCAATGACCTGCGAATTCCCCCCGATCTCGAGCTTCTCTGAAAAGGCGCTGGTTTTCATTTAACAGATGGTTCCTGTTGTGCTCGACGTCGGCGAATCGTCGCCTCTCGCTTAGCAAAGCCCCTTCGGCGTGCTGAAGCTTGGCCTTGAGAGAGTTTCTCTCCTCCGTGAGGGCGTCATTGTCTCTGACCAGTCCTTCGATATTCGCCAGCGCGCGAGCGAGCTTTAGGATGAGAGCCTCGAATTCGTTTTCATACATCCTGAGCTGGTGTCGGCAGGTTTCAAGCGGGGTCGGGTTGCCGAGCCAATCGTCGGTGTCTTCTATATAGAGGGGGTCCACGTGAGTGCCTTACTGGATACTGGTTGCATATACAGTAATCGAGAGGCGGAACGTAGGCGAGGCTGCGGCGACGAACTGTCAGTCCGGCGCCATCAAAACAGCCAACGTCATTTTGATGAATTCTTCATTTCGATCGATCGCGGCGAGAGAGCTTCGGACGTTTTCGGCGACATCGCCGGATCCGCGCTGCTCGACCCATAAAGTGAGCTCCATGATGGCGGCTTCAAGGGCGAGCTGGTTTTCGTTGATTTTGAACAGTAGGGAAGGGAGCAGATCAGAGTTTGGCATTGGTTTCCTCCTTGGACGAAACCAGAATAGCAGAGAGAAATTTGATCGGCAGAACGCCGGAGAAGGGTAGAGCACTGTAGGAAAATACAGCGCTAAGTTGTTGATTCTTATAGCGGGTAAGGTCAGTTTTTGACCCTGCAAATTTCGGTGTGTTTCCTTTATGCATCAATGGGTTGCGTGTGTTTCGGGGTCACCTTGACATGGTGGTGCCTATAAATCACTTACCAGCACTTTTCTTTCACGTAATTCCTTTAAACAGTCATTAAAAGCAGCCTCGCTGATTTGTGAAAGCTCACCTGCTAACGTTTGGAGAGGGCCTACCATTGGAGTATCAAGTGTCTCCATTTCCTCCACCTGGGCGGCGTAGGCATCCCACGTCTCGCTCAGACACTCCAAGGCTCTGCCGACCGTCAATACATCAAGCGATAGTAGGGCATTCGGGATCTCAAAAATGGGTAGCAGCAGTAGTGTTTGATGGGCATCACGCATCATTGACGGAGTAACCATTGCAAAATCCTCCGAATTCCTGCTCTCGAATGCCTGAATCACTTCCCGCGACATGGTCATGGATCTAATCATCAATGCCTTGATGACTTCGAGCTTTTGTATTTCGTTGCGAATACGCTGTTCATTTTCTATATCCCGAGCCTGACTGGCTTGCTTAGTGGCGATAGCGGAGGCCGCAAGAATTGCAGCAATGCTTCCGATCGCCTGGATCCAAGCAGGCGCATAGTTCTGAAGAAAGCCTTCCAACCTTGGCCATCCGCCAGTAGCTTTCGCAACAAATCCGACCACTAGAGATACAAGTGCAAATGTCGCGAGCCAGAAGATCCATGTGGGTACTTGAACGATTTTACTTTTCATTGCCTGTATTGCCCTACAAAAATCTTGTCAAAACCCGGAAGCAACCATAAGTTTTAAGCAGCGATCAGATGGTAATTGGACTTTCAGTTGCAAGGAACAAAATGCGACTTTTTCGTCGTCAGTTGAGTGTTTTCAAGGTGCTGTGGATTGCGCAAAACTCTGTCTACAAGCCGCGTGTTCCGTTTGCGTAAGCACAAAATGCGTATTTTTACCATGTCTGTGGCGGGCTATTATCTTTACAAAACAGATAGTTAGGCCGCTTCAGTCCCCAGCATGGGATGCTAGGGACGAGTGCGGCGGTCTTGACAGACTTCTGTCATTCGGGGGTCATAAGTACCGCGTGCGTCATCT